CTACATACTGATACTCTGCGCAACCTGCCGAAGGAGCATTTCTCCAGACTGGAGCTGTGTTGAGTCATCGGTGATAAACGTCAGCCAGTACGAGCGGTTGGGCGTAACCCAGCGCAGCTCCGCCTTTCCCCTCCCATCTTTCGACATGGCAGAGTACGCCCTCGCCGGAATTCCATTTACGTTGGCATTTAGCGTTTCCCTGATCAGAGTTATTCTGGTCTGTGACGCGACGTAATCATCTTCCGATACGACAAGAACTCCCGACCCGGGGAGCAAGTAGGTACGGATCAGCCCGGTTGACTTGCCATTGCTGATTGTTCCTGTAGGCTCGATCCTCAATAGTTCTGCCGGCCCGACCGGAGAGCGAGAGAGATCAGCCGGAACGTAGGAGAGCTTTTCTTTAAGTTCGGTACCGCTGCGAATTCTTGTACGGAATCCCGTCGCAATCTCAGATGCAGAAGGCAGCGTTCCTTCCTCGACCTGCAAAGGCCCCGCACTACGCAATTGAATTCCACTGACGATACGGTTCTTTTCCTGTACTGAGGCGTTGTAATCCTTCAGCGAAACAAGCTCAAGCAATTCGTCATGGGTCAGGCGCCGGTGCCCTCGCTGCTTGTTCTCTGCCTGGCGCTTCTCAAAGGTTTGGCGCATCCACGCGGATGTTTCATTCTCATCGACGGATATGCCAGGTTTCCGCGCAACCGTTTCAGCTTCCTGGGCATATGCAGGAGACAGGAGGACGGCCGTCAAAATGGGCAAGCTTATATATTTCATGTTCATTACCATTCCGTGAGATTGCAATCGGTTGCGCTGGTCTCGCGATAGCCTTCCTCGACGATATTCCCATCGTCGTCGTAGATTCGCCAGCCGTGGGTGCCTGCAACAAGGACGGTTCCGCCATCACCAGTGTCCCCTGCATAGTGTCGCCAGGACGGCGCTGAATCACTAAAAAGCGGCGCATGCAAAGGCTCGACATTTCCAAGCTGCGTGTGAACGCTGGTGGCAAACCCGATCATAGTTCTGAGTTGCGGTCTGTCGTAGGTTACAGACTCATTTACCTGGAGCGGGCCTACGCAGTTCGCGCGGCTGAGCGTGCCGACATCTGCTAGCGAAGGCCCTGAGACCAACCCTATAGCAATTCCTAGCGACGATAAGATCCTTCTTTTCATAAGAACTCCATTTTCTCGATTATCCCCTGCGAGTATTTCCATAGCATGCCGGGCTGCCTGAGGCAACACATGATCTTTTAGATCGGAATGACAGTCCCAATTTCTACCGTCAGACATACGCAGATGGAATAATCTTGCACAGAAGAAGCGTTGGTAATGAAGCGAAACATGTGAGCCATGAGGGGCCAGGACCGTCGGCTTGTGCGTTGACTGGGCGTACGCAAATTCCAGCACAGCCGGCACGATCAGCTCAGCGCAGCTTGCTACGATCACTCCGTGCCGGAGGGTAGACGTAAAAAGGCCAGCGCACCGCGCTGGCCTTTTTCGTTGAAACCCCTGTTTTCAAGGCGTTTCGGCACTTCCCGAGTGGTGCCGCTTATCCGAATCGAACGGATGACCTACTGTTTACAAGATAGTTGAACTAAGCCCTAGAATCAGTGCGTTAGACCGTGTTTTTTTCCCGGCGAGGGCCCGTGAAACACCTGCCGTTGCTGGGTGTTCCGGTCTATTTTCCCGGCGATTTCTTGCTCTGCAGGGGTGGTCAGCGTTGTCGATCGACAGCCAGCTGCGACCGCCGGCGGCCGGCTACCCTGCCCAACCGAACGGCGGCGGGGTGTGCAGCTTGGCCAGCCTATTCGCGCGCACGGCCTCCCGGTATGCCGTGATCCTGGCCACGTCCTCGCGTAGACGTGCCTCATGCCTGGCCACCCACATTTCTGCGCCGGCGCAACCCTGCTCGTAGCTGCTGCAGCGGCGCCCAGGTCCACCCCCTGGCCCGTGGCGGTGCCGGTCCAGCGTGGCCACCCAGCTCCCGTCGTCCACGCGCTGCGTCAGCGCCAGAACCCACACCCCCTCGCAGGCGATCACCGTCAGGGAATCGTTGGGGAAGCTGGCTGAACGTGTCGTCCAGTAGAAGTCGGCGGGCAACGGCATGGCCGGCAGGATACGGCTGGCCGTCGCAAAGACTGCGACGGATGGAGAGCGACGGCGGCGCGAGGGTAGGACTTAGATTGCCGTCCTCCACCCTTAATTGGGAATTTATGCCGTGACCATCGGAACGCCGCAATTTCTGCAATCCGACAATTCAAACTCAGATTAGTTCAATAGAAACAATTACTTAAACAACTTTCCCAATAGCAACAATAGGGCAACCTCACAGCAACCAGATTGCACAATTTGACCGCAACCACGGGCGCAAAAAATACCCTTACAAATCAATCACATTGCAATACGCCATCCAGAAAATTGCCCTGAATTATCATCTCCTGCAATCCAGCTTTCCAATTAAATTCAAACACTTACATAGCGCGAAAAAGAGAGATCGCAGAAATTGCCATTCTCCGGACACCCCCCATCCCTTGAACGGGGGGCACGGGAGACACAACACCCTCTCAACGCTGCGGATTCACCCCCTTTCGCGCAGGGAACCGCAGGGCTCGCCGATGCTTGGGAGCCCCGGAGAACGCCATACAGGGCCGGGGCTGGGCCGTTCCGCAGGGGGTGCAGAAAAAGCAGCCTATGAAGTGCGCAGGCGTGGCGGGGAGACGAGTGCGCGCACCCTGGTCTGAGTGGCAACGAAGGGGTGACCATGAACGCAAAATTGCGTTCATGGTCCGGTCGGTGCCGTGCGGGGGCCTGCTTCACGTCGATTGCGCAGACAACAAGGGGGGCGGCACCATGGGCGCATGGATATGACCGTTAGCGACTTGCCACTCGCGCCCCCAACCTTGAGCCTCTCCGCAGAAGGGCGCGTCTTTACGACCAGCACGGCCGTGGCGGACTACTTTGGCAAGCGACACAGTGACGTACTGCGTGCCATTGAGAACCTGCTCGGCGACCTGAAAGGGTGTGCGCAGTGGGCGAGTGGCGGCGACTATGCCAACGACGGCGAGGGTCAAAACCATCAGCCCAAAATTGGGCTGATGGTCCCCGAAGACCTCTTCGAGGCATCCGAGTTGACAGTCAGGATCGGCAGCGGCGCCATCCGGCGCGACCCGATCTACAACCTAAGCCGTGACGGATTTGCCCTGTTGGCGATGGGCTTCACGGGCAGGCAGGCTCTCGCGTTCAAGCTGGCCTACATATCTGCTTTCAACGCGATGGAAGCCAAACTCCGGCAGCCCTATGTGGCCCCCTTGGCTGAGGATCTAGAGTTCGCACGGGGCCTGCGCGTCAAAGACAAGCTCATGCTCCACGAGCAGGCCTACAAGGCCTCCCGTGCGTTAAGCACCGCCACCAGTGAAGACGAACGCCGCCAAGCCTATTGGCAGCTGTATCAGATCAACACGACCCTCGGCATCCCAATGCCCACCATGGAAGCACTGGGAGTTGAGCCGTTGGCCGCCAGCAACCGCTTGCCACACGGCCCAGACCGGAGCGACGGCTGAGTCCAGGCACAAGAAAGCCGCCCGTAGGCGGCTTGTGGTGGGCTGTGTCGTGGGTCGGGTTACGGGTTGGGCAGTCGGGACCGTGCCACGTCGAAGTAGTGCCCGGTCATCTCGATACCAGTCCAGCGGTAGCCCTCAGCATCCGCGGCCACCAAGGTTGTGCCGGAACCTGCAAAGGGATCGAGGATGCGCCCCCCCTGCTCGCAGATGCGCACCAGCTGGCGCATGAGGTCGGTCGGCTTGCCGGTGAGGTGATGCTTGTCCGACTTGCGCACCGCCTCGCGGAAGACACCCGGCAGCGTTGGCGCAGCCCGGCCCAGCGGCATCCCGCCCTTGCTACCCCACACAACGTACTCGGCCTGGTTGGAGAAACGGCCACGCTGCGGCCGCACGCCCCCCGTCTTGTCCCACACCGCCACACCGCGCCAGGTGAAGCCGGCACACTGCAGCGCGTCGGTGGTCAGCGGCAACTGTCGCCAGTCGGTGAACAACAACACCGGCGCGCCATCCCGCAGGACGCGGTTGCATTGCGCCAGCCACAGCTGCATCCACGCCAGGTGCGAGCGCTGATCGCGTTCGTCGCTGGGGAAGTCAGCATGCAGATACGGCGCACTGCTCTGCATGTACTTCTCGTTGGGGCTGCGCTGGCGAGCAGAAGCGTGGACGCCGCCGCTGGCATACGGCGGATCAGTGATGAGGGCGTCGAAGCTGTTGGCCGGCAGGGTCGGCAAGACGGTCAGCGCATCGCCGTGGATCAGTTCGTTCTTCATGGGTAGAGCCTTCTTCGTGGTGTCGCTCGCGGCGATCCATGGAGAGGCTCTGGGCCTTCATGTGGTTCATGTCCCCGCACCGGGGACATTTCATTTGCAGGTCATAGTCGCCGGCCGCTTTGGCGAGCAGGCGCGCACAGGCGCCACAGCGCAGGTTCTGTCGTGCTTGATTCATGCCGCTGCCGCTCCCAGCTCGAACGCATCGAATCGGATCACCTCTTGACCCAGCCACTCGTTGATCGCGGTCATGCGCGTCTGCAGCGGTGCCAGCTCCATGGCCGCCCACACAGTCGCCGCGTCGCGGATCGAGCCAAAGCCGCCGCTGTTCTGGGGCACGATGCCCAGCAGCTGCGGCGGCACGCGCAGCGCCGCCAGCATGTCATCGCGGGTCACGCTCTTGATGCCGGTGAACTCATCCCTGGCCGCCACCTCGCTGACCGGGATCACCTGCAGGCCATCCTTCTTTCCGTTGGGCGAGTGCACGAATAGGTTCTTGAAATTGCCTGGCCCGCGTGACTGCCGCAGCGCGTCGCGCAGCGCATCCACATCCGTGCCCTCCGCCTGGGGGTCGGTCAGATAGAGGATGTAGCCGGCGTGCGAGCCGTTGTTGTAATACTTGCGACGGAACAGCGTGGCCGACTCGTTGAGCAGCGCGGCCTGTACCGCCGGCATCCACTCGGGCAGGCCGTAGATCTCCTGATCGGCGTCCGCCTCCCGCAGCTGGAACACCTCACCGGCAGGAAACTCATGCTCTACCCGTCCGGCCCGCACCTGAAAGAACTCACCGGGCTGCACGCCACGGCGCATGTACTGCGCCAGCGGCACGGCCAGGCTGTGCGCGGAACCGGACATGGCTCGGCGGCGTTCCACGTAGCCCATGCCGAACGTGGTGTAGTCCAGCGCCAGCTGCGAGAACGCCTCACGGTTCAGCAGCCGATGCGGCCGGAACGTGCGCACCAGCATGTTGCGCTTGAACGTCAGCCCGCTCTGCAGGTACGGGTTGGAGCGTGTCGTGCGGGACAGGCCCTGCAGATCCACAGGCGGCTCGAAGTAGCGGCCATTGCGCCAGCATTCGAGGTAGTCGAGGAAGCCGCGCGATTCCAGCACGGGGCTGGCTTCGCCGAAGGTGAAGGCTTCGATACTCACCGGCGGCGCGGCGATGGCGCCCTGGTCGGTGTCGGTCATCCGAAAATCTCCATAGTGCCGCGTGTGACTGCGCCGCCTTCCAGCGGTTCGTTCTGCAGCGCGTGCATGAGTGCCCACGCCAGATCGGCGTGACCGGTGATGCGCGAGCGACCAGCCGTGTAGGTGACCTGGCGCCCGCTGGGGGTGATGGTTTTCTGGATCGCAAGCAGCGATTGCGTGAGGTCAGTCCAGCCAGAGTCATACTCCAAGCGCTCGTTCTTGATCACGTCGAACGCCTTCAACACAAGCCGCGTCTTGACCTCGGGCGAGTAGTTGAAGACCGTCACGCCGGGGAAGAACTGGCGCACCAGCTGCGCAACGCCGGTTCCCATGCCAGTCGCGTCAATGCCGATGTATGTGACCCAGTAGCGCAGCGTGATCTGCTGAATAAACGCGGCCTGCGCTGCGAAGTCCATCCCCTTGAACTGATGGCGTTCCAGCACACGGAACTTGCCACCCGGCACCAGCGGTGGTGCCACCACTACGATCCCGGCACTGTCGCCAGTCTCCGCCGGGTCATAGCCGATCCACACCGCGCGGTCACCATAAGGGCGAATGGCAAACGGTTTGTAATCATCGGCCCAAACTACCCAGCTATCGACCTGGCAGGGCTGCAGCATCGTGAGCGGGAAGACACTGGCGCTGTCGTCCACGAACTCGCACATCAGCAGGTTGGCGAACTCTTCGGCGCTGTAGTCGCGGCGCAGTTCCTCGATATCGAACAGGTCACAGCCCCGGCCTGCCGCGTCAAGCACGGTCACGATCTGGCGCCAGATGGCATCCTCGCAGCGGCGACCACCCATCAGGCGTGCGTGGCTCACGTCCAGCTGGATCTGCTGGGACACCGGGCGGCCCTTGTTGAAGCGGTCGCCGGTCCAGAAATCGAAGGCTTCGTGCGCCATGGTGGACGGCGTGCTGAAGTAGGTCTTGCGCCACTTCTTGTGCATCGCCATGCCGCTGGCGACCTTGTTCAGCTGATTGAAGCCGTAGGTCCAGAAGAATTCATCGAAGTAGAAATTTCCGTGGTAGCCCTGCGCGGTGCGAGCATTGGTGCCAAGGAAGAACAGCTCGGCCCCATTGGCCAGGGTGATCGGGTCGCCTGTCAGATCACGATCCAGCACCTCACGAACGAACCCGCGCATGTAGCCGAGGAAGATGTGCGCCTGGCTCTTGGAGGCGCTCAGGAAAATCTGATTGCGGCCGGTGATCAGCGCATCAATCAGCGCCTCGCGGGCGAAGTAGTACGTGGCGCCGATCTGGCGCGACTTCAAGATGATGCGCGTGCGCTCGTTGCCCGCCCGGTACCAATCGCGCTGGTAGTCGAAACAGCCATCTACGAACGCCGTCTGCAGGCGGTCGATTTCCTCCTGGCTGAACTCGTTCTTGCGTGCCTTCTTCTTCGGCGCCGCATTGCGGTTGGCCACCGCCGGATTGAGGTCAGACTCGTTGCCGCCGCCCTGGTACCGCTGGATGCGCGCCTGCCGTTCCAGCTGGCGGTGCAGCAGATCAATCTCTTTGAAGTCGCCGCCGGTCTTGCCTTCCTTGTGGATCAGGATGGCTAGGCGTGCTTCCAATGCGCCGCCGATGCGCTCGACGGTGTCGGCGCGGTCCCATTCGTCACGCGCCTTCCAGCTGTGGACCGTCTTTTCTTTCTCGCCGATCAGCGAGGCGATATCGCACACGCGCCAGCCCATCCAGTACAGGAACTTGGCTTGGCGTCGCGGATCGACGTGGAGTTTTTCGGCTACGCTGGTCACGTGAACAGGTTGCCCGGCGCCACGCGCGCGCGACACGGAAATCCCACGTAGAACAGCGGCTTACAAACTGATCGCGTTGCCGCTACCGCGCCCTCATTCGACCATGGGTCATCGCATCGAGAACCGATGCGCACCGACACCAACAGAGGGCGAGATGGCCAGCAAAACCAAGAAGCGTTCCGAGTTCTTCCGTGTGGCCGTCGAAGGCGCGACCACCGACGGCCGTGTGATCGAGCGACAGCAGATCAATGAGATTGCCGAGACCTACGATCCGCAGGTGTACGGTGCCCGCATCTGGCTGGAACACTTCCGCAGCACGCTGCCGGACAGCCCCTTCCGCGCCTATGGCGACGTGCTGGCAGTCAAGGCCGAGGAAGTGGACATCGCCGGCAAGAAGAAGCTGGCGCTGTTCGCGCAGGTCGAGCCGACCGATGACCTGGTTGATATGGTCAACGTGCGCAAGCAGAAGGTCTTCACCAGCATCGAGATTTCCCCGGAGTTCGCCGACAGCGGCAAGGCGTACCTGTTCGGTCTGGCGGTGACCGACTCGCCGGCCAGCCTGGGCACCAGCATGCTCGCTTTCTCGGCCCAGCATCCGGACGAAAGCCCGCTCAAGGACCGCAAGCAGGCGCCGGAGAATCTTTTCACCGAAGCCACCGAGACGGTCATCAAATTCACCGCCGATGACGAACCGGAGGTACGCCCCGGCCCGGTCGCCGCGCTCCTTTCCAGCCTGGGCCTGAACAAGAAGCCCGCACCGGCGCCGGCCAAGGAAGATCCCGAATTCAACGTGGCTGAGTTCGCCACCAAGCTGTTCGACGCGGTGGGTGAGCAGGACGCCGCCATGGCCAAGCTGAGCCAGGACAACCGCGCACTGCGTGAGCAGGTGCAGACCCTCTCTACCCAGGTCGCCGGCATGCGCAAGAAGCTGGACGACACCCCGCAGGCATTCACCCAACGTCCGGTTGTACCGGGTGGCAAGGACGTGGACGCCGCCAACATCACCGATTGCTGATCGGCCCCCCTCTTTCACGATTCCGGAGCTTCCCCATGCGTACCGAAACCCGCCGCCAGTTCGAGGGCTATACCAGTCAGGTTGCAAAGCTGAACAACGTCAGCGGCGTGGCCAACACCTTCTCCGTCGAGCCGACGGTGCAGCAGAGCCTCGAAGCCCGAATTCAGGAGAGCAGCGCTTTCCTGCAGTCGATCAACATGGTCGGCGTCAACGACCTCAAGGGCGAGAAGGTCGGTGTGGGTATCAGCGGCACCATCGCCGGCCGTACCGACACCAGCGGCGACGGCGAGCGCAACCCGTCCGACCCGACCTCGCTGGTGTCCAACACCTACGAATGCCAGAAAACCGACTTCGACACCGCGCTGCCCTATGCGCGTCTGGATGCCTGGGCACATCGCCCGGAGTTCCAGACCCTCATCCGCGATGCCATCGCCCAGCGGCAGGGACTGGACCGCATCATGATCGGCTGGCACGGCACCAGCATTGCCACCACCACCAACCGCGTGGCCAATCCGATGCTGCAGGACGTGAACAAGGGCTGGCTGCAGAAGTATCGCGAACACGCACCCGAGCGCGTGATGCACGAAGGTGAAGTCGCTGGCAAGATCAAGGTCGGCGGTACCGGTGCTGACTTCGAGAACATCGATGCCCTGGTGCTGGACCTGATCGCCAACATGATCGACCCGTGGCATCAGGAAGACCCGAACCTGGTCGTGATCTGCGGCCGCACGCTGGTCCATGACAAGTACTTCCCGATCATCAACAAGGCGGACGCTGCCACCGAGAAGGTCGCGGCCGAACTGATTCTGGGCACCAAGCGCATCGGTGGCCTGCAGCCGGTCGTCGTGCCGTTCTTCCCGGCCAAGTCGCTGATGGTGACCAGCCTGAGCAACCTGTCCCTTTACTGGCAGATTGCCTCCCGCCGCCGCCACATCATCGAGCAGCCGAACAAGAATCGCGTCGCCAACTTCGAGTCGTCCAACGACGACTACGTGGTCGAGGACTACGGCCTGGGCGCGATTGCTGAGAACATCGAGTACGGGAAGTAAGCCATGGCCGACACTCCCGCCAGCCGTCACGTCAAGCGCGTGCTCGCCGCAAGGGAAGCGGCGCGCACCGCCGGCAGCAACCTGATGGAAGGGACCACCATCTACCAGCAGATGCAGGTGCGCCTGGCTTCCGACCGCGCCCGCCTGAAACAGATCCAGTCCACCCAAGGAAAGGCCCAGCTCAAGGTTGCGCTGCTGCCCTCCTATGGCCCGTATCTGGAAGGCGTGCTTTCGGCGAATGCCGGCGGCAAGGACGACATTGTTTCCACGTTGATGCTCTGGCACTTCGACGCGGGCCAGTTCGACGCCGGTCTGGATATCGCGCAGTACGTGCTGGCCCATGGGCTGGATATGCCCGATACCCACAAGCGCACCGCAGGCTGTGTGGTGGCCGAGGAAGTTGGCCAAGCCGCGATGAATGCGCTCAAGACCAGCGCCCCGTTCGACTTGGATGTGATCGACCGGGCAGCCACGCTTACCGAAGGCCAGGACATGCCCGACGAAGTGCGCGCACGCCTGCTGCTGGCGCGCGGACGGAGCCTGCTGGCCACCGATACCGAGGCGGCTCCGCTGGACGCCGACGCAGTTGCCAAGGCCATCGAAGACCTGCGCACCGCGATCCGGCTGCACGACAGCTGCGGCGGCAAGGAAGTGCTCAAGCACGCCGAGCGCCTGATGAAGAAGTTCGAGGCCAGCCAGTCCAACGACTGACCTCACAACGAGCGTACCCCGCGACCCCGCCGGCTCGGGGCCGATCACCAAGACCTCTCTCCCTTGGTGTGACGCCCCGACCACCGGCGACCTAAGGACACACCATGAGCGCATTCACCGCCAACGCATCACCGGCCCCCAAGCTCGCCCCCGTCACCGCCGGTGCATTCTGGCCGGAGATCGACGTGGACGCGCTGCGCGAGGCCATCCGGGTTCCGGGCGATGTGCTGGCCGCGCGGCTGCGCAACACCGTGGTGGTGGCTGTGACCTCGGTCACGCGGGAGCTGGCGACGTGGCAGGCGCGCAAGGAAGCGGACGGCTACGCGGCGCTGGGAGACGTTCCGGCGCAGCAGATCGACGGTGAATCGGTGCTGCTGCAGATGTATCGCCGTGCGGTGCAGTGCTGCACCGCCGTTGAGCTGCACGAACGCTACCGCTCCTATGACGCCACCGCTCAAGGCAACCAGCGTGCGGACGATCTGACCCCAACCATTGATGAAATGCGGCGCGACCACCGCAATGCCATCAGCGATCTGCAGGGGCTGCGCCGGGTCACGGTGGAGCTGATCTGATGCGCGTCATTGCCCTGCAGGGCGACACGCTCGATGCGCTCTGCCATCGCCACCTGGGCGCAACGGCCGGCATGGTCGAGAAGGCCCTGGCATTGAACTACGGCATCAGCCTGCTCGGGCCGGTGCTTCCCATGGGCACCGAGGTGGAACTGCCTGACGTGCCCGCATCGCCCACCGGCGCCGCCACGCGCCCACTTGTCCAGCTATGGGATTGAAGATGACCGAACCAACCTCTACCAGCAGCATGGTGGCCCTGGCCACCGGCGTTGGCCTTGCCTCGCTGCTGCCGGGCATCGAAACCGACGCATTCATCGGCGCATTCGCCGGCGGGACACTGTTCGTCGTCTCGGCCAAGGATCTGTCGCTGTGGAAGCGCCTGATCTATCTGGCCATCAGTGTGGTGGCCGGCTACATGGGCGGTACCGAGGTCATGCGCCGGTTCGACGTGGCTTCCAGCGGCCTGGCCGCGTTCCTGTGTGCGGCCACCATCATCACCTTGACCCTGACCCTGATTGAGCGCAGCCGCACCACGGTGCCGACCACGACCCGGTACTCACGGGAGAACGTCGATGACTGAATTTCTGACCGCCGCCACGCTCCTGTGCAGCGTGGCGATCTGCATTCGCCTGCTGACCTACCGGCCCATGCCCGGCGCCAACCATCGCCACGGCATCGCCTGGTGCGCGTGGTTGTTGTCTGCCGCCACCGGCGGCCAGGCCCTGCAGATCATCCTGCAAGGGCCCCGTGCCACCGTCAGCGTCTGGCAGCTGGTGCTGCTGGTCGTGCTGCTGGTGGCCACCTACCGCTCGCGCGGCAACGTCGCCCATCTGTTCGGGAGCCGATGACATGCTCACCCCCACCCTGCTCGCCCAAATCATGCAGTGTCCCCAGCAGCGCGCCCAGCGCTGGGCGGAGCCGCTCAATGCCGCCATGAAGCGCTTCGGCATCAACACGCCTGTGCGGGCAGCCTACTTCCTCGCACAGATGGGCCACGAGAGCCTGAGCCTGGCCCGCACTGAGGAATCACTCAGCTACAGCCGCGAACGGCTGTTGGAAGTGTTCGGCAAGTACATCACCGGCCCCGAGGCGGCGGCGTTCGTTCACCAACCGGCCAAGCTCGGCAACCGCGTGTATGCCAACCGCAACGGCAACGGCAACGAGGCCAGCGGCGATGGCTACCTGTTCCGCGGCCGTGGCCCGATGCAGCACACCGGCCGTGGGAACTACCGCAGCATGGGCCAGCTGATCGGCCAGCCGTTGGCGCAACAGCCGGCCCTGCTGATCGAGCCGGAAATCGGCGCCATGGCGGCGGCGGCGTTCTGGCACGTGAACGGCCTCAACACCTACGCCGATCAGCGCGATGTGCTGGCCGTCAGCCGCGTCATCAACCTGGGCAACGCCCGCAGCCGCGCCACGCCCAATGGCATGGCCGACCGCACCGCCCGCACCAACCGCGCCCTGGCTGCGCTGGGGGCGCGCTGATGCTCTACCGCGCCCTCGCATTGGCCGCATTGGTACTGGCCACCGCCGGTCTTTTCAGCTGCCAGCAGGGGCGCGTCAGCCGCGCCACCGCCGCGCTGGACAAGGCCAATCGTGCCCTGGCCACCGCCAACGCCGAGAAGTCCGATCTGGCCGGCAAGCTGGAGCTGGCCCAAGGCACTACCCGCGTCGTGACCGAGTACGTGGACCGCGTACAGCTGGTGCGCGAGGGCGGGCACACCATCACCGAAGAGGTTCCTGTCTATGTCACTGCGTCTGCTGATTCTGCCTGCGCTGTTACTGCTGGCTTCGTGCAGCTCCACGACGCCGCCGCGAGCGGCGACCCCGCCGCCGGCCCTGCCGGAGATCCTGATGCGCCCGCCACCGGCACTCCGCTCTCTGCCGTCGCCGAAACCGTCGCCGGCAACTACGCCATCTGCCACGCCACCGTCGAGCAGGTAGTGGCCCTGCAGGAGCTGGCACGCAATCTGCACGCCGAGCTTGAGCGACAGGCGGGTGGACAGTGAAGAAGCCGCAGCTGCTGCGGCAGCACCTGGTCGCGGCCATCCCCGCGCTGACCAGCGACCCGGACAAGCTGCTGATCTTCGTGGACAGCGGTGGGCTGGCCGGCACCTACCGGCCGGGCCTGGCATTCGAGTACCGCTACACCCTCGACCTGGTGCTGACCGACTTCGGCAGCGCACCCGAGGCGGTCATGGTGCCGCTGCTGCAGTGGCTGACCCGTCACCAGCCCGAGCTGCTGGCCAACCCTGCTAACCGCGAGAAGCTGACCTTCGAGGTGGACGTGCTGGGCGACAACCTGGTGGATCTGGCCATCAAGATGCCGCTCACCGAACGCGTGCTGGTCACCCGCAGCGCCGATGGCACCGTGCAGCTGCAGCACCTGCCCGAACCGCCCACCGAGGACGCCCATGCCGATACGCTGGCAGGCGGCATCTTGGTGGCCGACGGCGTGCAGATCGCCACCCTGCCGGCAATCACCGAATGAGCGAGGATCTGCAGCGGCTGGAAGCCTGGGTGGCGCCGCTGCTGCAGCGCCTCAAACCCGCCGAGCGCAACCGCCTCGCTCGCAAGGTGGGGACGGCCCTACGTCGCGCGCAACAACGCCGGAACGCCTCACAGCACAACCCTGATGGCTCGCCATTCGCCCCACGTCGCGCCGCTCCCCCGCGCCGGGCCAAGGCCGGCCGCATCAAGCGCGGCGCCATGTTCGTGAAGATCCGACAGGCCCGGCATCTGCGTGTGCGCGTCACCCCCAACGAGGTTGCCGTGGGCTTTAGCGGGCGCGTTTCCCGAATCGCCCTGGTGCATCAGGAAGGGCGGTCAGACACCGTCGCCAAAGGGGGCCTCAAGCACACCTATGCCCGCCGAAAGCTGCTGGGCTTCTCCCCAGCCGACGAACAGCTGGTGCGTGATCTGATCCTCGACCATCTGCGCGAGCCGTAGCGTAATCACTACCGCTACACGGCCTGCGCGATGACCACGCGCGCGCGCGATGGGAAGCTGCAACCACGCTCCCAGCCGATGCCGCCGTGTCCACCTTCACCGCCGTTGACCTCTCCCGCTTGCCACTGCCCGACGTGTTCGAGCAGCTGCAATTCGAGCAGCTGCTCGCCCAGCGCGTGGCCGAGTTCAAGCGGTACATGCCCGACTACGACGCCCTGGTCGAATCCGATCCGGTCTACAAGGTGCTGCAGGCCAGCGCCTACCGCGAGCTGATGCTGCGCGAGCAATTCAACCAGCGCGCACGCGGCCTGTTCCTGGCCTATGCGCTGGGCGCGGATCTGGACAACCTCGCCGCCCCCTTTGGTGTCACCCGCAAACAGCTGGCCCCTGCCGATCCCGAAGCCGGGACGCCGGCCGTGTACGAGACGGATACCGAGTTCCGACGCCGCATCCAGCTGGCGCCCGAAGGGCTTTCGGTGGCCGGGCCAGAGGGCGCCTACATCTTCCACACGCTTTCTGCCGACACCGCCGTGCTGGATGCCAGCGCCACGAGCCCGGCGCCAGGGGAGGTCGTGGTAACCGTACTCGGACGGGACGGCAACGGGACGCCCTCGGCCGCGCTGCTGGCCAAGGTCAACGACCTACTACAAAGCGGAGAAGTCCGCCCGCTTACCGATCTTGTCACCGTCGCGCCAGCGCAGATCGTCAGCTACACCGTCGATGCGGACCTGATCACCTTTGACGGTCCGGATGCAGCCGTCGTGATCGCCGAGGCCAGACGACGGCTGGCCGCTTACATGAGCGAGGCGCACCGCCTCGGCCGCGATATCGCCGTATCGGCCATCTATGCCCAGCTGCACACAGAGGGCGTGCAACGCGTTCGCCTACGCAGCCCCACGGCCGATCTGAGCATCGGCCGCACGCAGGCCGCTTACTGCGCCTCGGTCACAGTGAACCACGTGGGCACCGATGAGTAGCGCCAGCCTGCTGCCGCCCAACGCAACGGCATTGGAGCGCGCATTGGAAGCGGCAGATGCCACAGTGCTGACCATGCCCATGCGGCACGGCCAGATCAAAGACCCGTGGACGTGCCCAGCCGAGTTCCTGCCGTGGCTGGCATGGGAAATGTCGCTCGATACCTGGGACAGCGCCTGGCCTGAGCACATCAAGCGGCAGCGCATTGCCAGCGCCATCAACATCCAACGTCACAAGGGCACCGCCGGCAGCGTGCGTGAGGTGATCGAATCGTTTGGCGGGTCGGTGGTCATCCGTGAGTGGTGGCAGCAGGAGCCGCGCGGCGTGCCCCACACGTTCGAGCTGGTGCTGACCCTCTCCGGCCGTCCCGGCGCAGATCCATCGGCCAAGTACGTCGAGGACGTGATCGCCGAGGTCACCCGGACAAAGCCGGTGCGCTCCCATTTCACCTTTACCCAAGGCGCCGAGTTCGCAGGAAAGCTCGGCCTGGTTGCGGCCCTTCGAGCCACCGCCTACCGACGCCTGCAGATGACCACTGAGGATTGATCCCATGCGATTGAAGTTCACCACCCGTGGCCGCGCCGCCCTGGTCAATGCCGCGCATACCGGCACCAAGGCCGTCACCGTGACCCAGATCGGCGTGACGGATCGAGCCTTCACGCCGGACCCTGCAGGTGGCGACCTGGTACTGCCAGGCGAGCGCAAACGCCTGACCACCTTCGGTGGCAAGGCCGTTGCCGATGACGTGGTTCACCTGACCGTGCGCGATGAATCGAACGATTCCTACCCCTTGCGCGGAATCGCCCTCTATCTGGAAGACGGCACCCTGCTGGCCCTCTACGGGGGCTCGGAGGTGATCCTCGAAAAGTCCTCGCAGGCCATGATGCTGCTGGCCCTCGACTGGATCCTGGCCGACATGGACGCCAACCAGATCCAGTTCGGCAATACCGATTTCCTCAATCCGCCTGCGACAACCGAGGTGCAGGGCGTGGTCGAGCTGGCAACGGCGGAAGAGGCCATCACCGGCAAGGACAGCCAACGCGCAGTGACGCCCAGCGCGCTACTGGCCACGCTGGACGGACGGCTGGGGAAAGGGGCGCCCTCAACGCTGGGCAAGGCGATGATGGGCCGAGGCGATGCCGCAGAGGTGCGCTCGGATCTCGGGCTCAAGAGCGCTGCGCTCAAGGATGAGGGAACTGGCAAGGGTCTTGATGCTGACAGCGTGGACGGAAAGCACGCCGACGACTTCGCGTCCAAGAGCCATACGCACAAGCTGGCCGATATCACCGACCTGTCGCTGACCCAACTCGTTCCGCCAGGCATCGTCGGGCACTTCGCCATGGATACGCCCCCGGAAGGCTGGCTGCGTTGCAACGGCGCCGACGTGAGCCGCACCACCTATGCAGCCCTGTTCGCTGCCATCGGCACGCGGTTTGGAAGCGCCAACGGCTCCACGTTCCGACTTCCCGACCTTCGAGGTGAGTTCATCCGTGGCTGGGACAACGGACGTGGGCTGGATCCGGGCCGTAGCTTCGGCTCGATGCAGGACGATGCAATTCGTGCCCCCTTCAACATCGGACGGATCATCTCCAGTCAGTTCGCGTGGACCGGCGGTACCTTGCATGGCGAGGGCTACATGAAGGCCAGTGAAGGCGGTGCGGGGCTCTCTTCCGGTCCAGAAACCCGTCCACACAACCTGGCCCTGCTGGCCTGCATCAAGTTCTGAGGCACCCAATGAAATCCAAAACGGTATGGCAATGCGACAGCGCTGGATACTTGATCGGCCGGACTGTCGCGGATGAAAGTCCGCTGGAACCCGGCACCTATCTCATCCCTTCCGGGGCTGTGACGGTCAAGCCCCCACATCCACTGACGGACAAGCAGGAATGGCGTTGGGATGGGAAGGCATGGCAGGCCGTGGACGCTCGCCCGCTCGTTCCTGTGTTGACGCCTGCAGAGCGCCTGGCTGCGTTCTTGAAAGCCAACCCGGATGTGAGTGCGCTGATTTCCGGCTGACACCGTGTAAGCGCGGGAGTTACGCGACACGCTACGTGCGCGCGCGAACGCTGCCGGCGAGCATGGCCACATGGACAGCGGCCTGCCCCAGAAACTGAGCAACATGATGCGCGATGGCGTGGTGATCGAAGTGGATCACGCCGCCGCGCTCTGCCGTGTCCGCAGCGGCGACGTACAAACCGACTTCATTCCGTGGCTGACGCCCGCCGCAGGCAAGGTCCGGGTGTGGCTACCGCCGAGCAGTGGCGAGCAGGTGCAGCTGGTCTGCATCGACGGTGACCTGGCCAATGCGGTTGCCGTGCCCGGTATGTTCAGCGATGCGTTCCCGGCGCCGTCCAGCAATCCGGACCTGGTGCTGATCCAGTTTGCCGACACCGCCACCGTGGCCTATGACAGCGCCGCTCACGCCCTTGCAGCCAACCTCCCCGCCGGCGGCACTGTCAGCATCGTGGCCGACGGCGGCGTGCACATCACCGGGCCGGTCACCATTGAGGGCAACGTCTCCATCACCGGCAAGGCCGAAGTCAGCGAGGACGTGATTGGCGGCGGCGTGAGCCTCAAGCAGCACAAGCACCGCGACGTGCAGCCTGGCGGCGGTACTTCGGGACCGCCGGCGTGATCGGCATGGACGCCATCAGCGGTGGCAGCGCCGACGGCACCGCACACCTGGTGCAGTCCATCCGCGATGTGCTGACCACGCCAATCGGCTCGCGCGTCCAGCGTCGCGACTACGGTTCGCTGCTGCCAGAACTGATCGACCAGCCGTTCAACGATCACACGCGTCTGCAGCTGTTTGGCGCCACCGCCACCGCCCTGATGCGGTGGGAGCCACGGATACGGCTCACCCGCGTCGCACTCGCCCAAGGCGATGCCCCCGGCGTCTTTGTGCTCGACCTGGACTACCAGCACGCGGGTAGCCGCCAACCACAGCGCGCCACCGTCCCGCTTCGCTTCCAAACCCCATAACCGCAGGAGTTACCCATGGCTCAGGACTATCACCACGGCGTGCGCGTCATCGAACTCGATGGCGGCATCCGTCCCATCCGCACCGTCGCCACTGCCATCGTCGGCATCGTCTGCACCAGCCAGGATGCAGACGATGCAACCTTCCCCATCGACACCCCGGTGCTGCTGACCGATGTGCGTGGCGCCATCGCCAAGGCGGGCACCAAGGGCACACTCGCAGGCGTGCTCGCTGCCATTGCCGATCAGTCCAACCCGGTAACCGTGGTGGTTCGCGTGGATGAAGGCGAGGATGCTGCGACCACGACCAGCAATGTCATCGGCACCGTTGCAGGTGGTCGCTACACCGGCCTGCAGGCGCTGCTGGTAGCCGAGAGCAAGCTGGGCGTGAAGCCGCGCATCATCGCCGCACCGGGGTTGGACACCGAGGCGGTCACCACCAGCATCGCCTCGATCTGCAAGAAGCTGCGCGCCATCGCCTATGTCGGCGTGGGCGAGGCCAAGACCGTCTCGGAAATCCTGCTCTACCGCAAGAAGTTCGGCGACCGCGAACTGATGATGATGTGGCCCGACTTCCTAACCTGGGACACCACGGCCAAGAAGGAAGCCATCAGCTACGCCACGGCCCGCGCCCTCGGCCTGCGCGCCCTGATCGACCAGCAGACCGGATGGCACAAGACCCTGTCCAACGTGAAGGTGCAGGGCGTGACCGGCATCAGCGCGGATGTGACCTGGGATCTGCAAGACCCGCAGACCGATGCCGGACTGCTCAATGCCGCTGCGGTGACCACCCTCATCAACAGCCAGGGCTACCGCTTCTGGGGTTCGCGCACCTGCAGTGACGATCCGCTGTTCGCCTTCGAGTCGGCTACGCGTACTGCGCAGATCCTGGCCGACACCATCGCCGAGGCGCAGATGATCTACATCGACAAGCCGCTTCACCCCTCGCTGGTGAAGGACATGATCGAGACGATCAACGCCAAGTTCCGCGAGTTGAAGAACGGCGGCTACGTGATCGATGCCAACGCTTGGTACGACGAAGCGGCCAACCTGCCCACGCAGCTCTCCAGCGGCCAGCTGGCCATCGACTACGACTACACCCCGGTGCCGCCGCTGGAAAGCCTGAACCTTCGACAGCGCATCACCGACCGCTATTTCGCCGACTTCGCCAATCGCATCAACACCTGATGCACTGAGGAACCACTCCCATGTCCCTGCCCAGCAAACTGAAAAACCTCAACCTGTTCAACGACGGCGCCAGCTATCTCGGCCAGGTGGTCGAGGTGAAGCTGCCCACCCTGACCCGCAAGATGGAAGAGTTCCGTGCCGGCGGCATGGTCGGCCCCATCGAAATCGACCTCGGTCAGGAGAAGATCGAACTGGAATGGAAGTGCGGCGGCCTCATGCGCGATGTGCTGCGCCAGTACGGCGCCGTGCGCCACAACGCGGTGCAGCTGCGCTTCGCTGGCGCCTACCAGCGCGAAGACAGCGCCGAGGTCGATGCGGTGGAGATCGTCGTCCGCGGCCGCCACACCGAGATCGACGCCGGTACCGGCAAAGTCGGCGACGACACCGAGTTCAGCACCAAGACCACCGCCAGCTACTACAAGCTGAGCATCAACGGCCGCACCGAGATTGAGATCGACATGGTCGGCATGGTGTTCGTCGTCAACGGCGTGGACATGCTCGCCGCCCAGCGCCGCGCCATCGGCGCCTGATCCCCCACAGCCGGGCCGCACCCGTGGCCTGGCCCCCCCTTCCTGAGAGAGACGCACCATGACCGCCAATACCAACACCGCCGCCGCCATTACGCTCGACTACCCCATCCAGCGCGGCGAGCAGACCATCGACACCATCACGCTGCGCAAGCCCAATGCCGGCGAACTGCGCGGGATCAAGCTGGTGGATCTGCTGCAGATGGACGTGGGGGCCGTGGCCACGCTGCTGCCGCGCATCTCCGAACCAACCCTGACCGCCGCTGATGTGAACAAGCTGGACCCGGCCGACCTGGTCGCCCTCGGCACCGCGACGGCGGGTTTTTTCTTGCCGAAGGCGCAGCAGGAATTCCTCGCTGTGTAGAGGACTACATGGCCGATATCGCGGTGATCTTTCCCTTCACCCTCACCGAGCTATCGGCCCTGTCGCTGTCTGAACTGATCGAATGGCGCGAGCGCGCCCGTGTAAGAAGTGGAGCCGAGCCGTGATACCTTCCGCCCATGGCCACCGTGATCGCCATCGTTGTGTCGTTGCTCCTGCTGGCCTCGGTCGGTGGGCTGCTGGTCTGGGCACTGAGCGCGCTCTGCCGCTTCCTGGCCGCATTCGCTCCCGACCCGTCCGATACCCCCGCTCCGTAGTCGGCGCCTCGGCTGTCGTCGCATGAGCGGCGGCAACCTTCGCCTGCAGGTGGTCCTGCAGGCCCTCGACCAAGCCACGGCGCCCTTCCGCAAGGTAATGGCCGGCAGCAAGGGATTGGCCGGCGCGCTGCAGCAACAGCAGGCCACCCTTCGCCGCCTCAACAACGCTCAGCGCGATGTGAGCGCCTATCGTCAGCAGCAGCAGGCACTACGCGGTACCGAACAGAGCTACCAGCAGGCGCAGGCACGCGTGGCGGCGCTGGCCCGGCAGATGAAGGAGGCCGGCACGCCCACCCGCAAGCTCAGCCGTGAGTTCAGCCAGGCCAAGACCGCCGCCGCCCAGCTCAGCACACAGCAGAAACAGCAGCAGGTGGAGCTGCAGCGCCTGCGCTCGGGGTTGGATCGTGCGGGCATCAGCACACGCCAGCTCGGCGCACATGAGCGCAAGCTGCGTACGGATATCGCCGCCGCCTCGCAGCAGATGGAGCAACAGCGCACGCGGCTGGCTGCACTGGACGCGGCCAAGGCGCGTAGCCAGAAGATCCACAGCGCCGGCATGAACGCTGCAGCGCATGGTGCAGGCGTGGCACTGGCCGCGTTCGGTGCGCTGCGCGCTCAGGGTCTGCCCATCGCTCAGGCCATGGACTTCGAGTCGGCCATGGCCGACGTCAAGAAGGTGGTGGACTTCGACACGCCCGACGGCTTCGAGAAGATGGGCAACGATATCGAGGAACTGTCACGGCGCCTGCCCATGGTGCCCACCGACATTGCCAAGATCGTCGCCGCCGCCGGCCAGGCCGGCATCGCCAGCAACGAGCTGGCCCGCTTCGCCGAGGACGCGGCGAAGATGGGCGTGGCCTTCGACACCACTGCCGAAGATGCGGGCCAGACGATGGCCACCTGGCGCACCGCGTTCCGCATGGGTCAGGATGACGTTGTCGTGCTGGCCGACAAGATCAACTACCTGGGCAACACCGGCCCGGCCAGCGTCCAGAAGATCAGCGAGGTGGTGAACCGCATCGGTGCCCTCGGCGAGGTCGCCGGTCTGGGCAGCGGCCCGTTGGCGGCGCTGGGCGCCACGGTTGCCGGTATGGGCATCGAGTCCGAAGTGTCGGCCACCGGCATCAAGAATATGCTGCTCACCCTGTCCTCGGGCGAGGCCGCAACCGCCCGGCAGGTGGCATCGTTCGACAAGCTCGGCCTGAAGGCGGGTGACCTGGCCAAGGCGATGCAGGACGATGCCGGCGGTGCCATTCTCGGCGTTCTGGAAAAACTCAAGCAGCTGCCCAAGGCCGAGCAGGCCGCCACCATGACGCAGCTGTTTGGCCGAGAGTCCATCGGCGCGATCGCGCCGCTGCTGACCAACCTCGACTTGCTGAAGGAGAACCTGGGCAAGGTCGCCGATGAACAGAAGTACGGCGGCTCGATGAACGCAGAGTACGCCGCCCGCGTTGGTACCGCCGAGAACGGCCTGATCCTGCTCAAGAACAGCGCCATCGTGCTTTCCCAGCGCATCGGCAAGACCCTGTTGCCTACGGTAAAGGAACTGGCCGCGCGGGTGGCCAAGGTCGCCGACCGCATGGCCGAGTGGGTGAAGAACAACCCACAGCTGGTGGCCACCATCGCCAAGCTGGCCATCGGCGGTACCGCCCTGGCCGCTGCGCTGGGCGGCCTGCTGGTGGCCGGTGGTGTGGGTGCGATGGCGCTGACGCAGATCCACAAGGCTGTGACGCTGCTCAGCGGCGGCGGCGGTCTGGGCAAGCTGGTCGGCCAGGTGCTGTCGCTGGGCGGGCGCGCGTTCCCGATGCTGCTTAATGTCGGCCGCATGCTGCTGCCACTGCTCGGCGGCATCAGCCTGCCGGTGTTGGCCATCGGCGCTGCTGTCGCGGTGGTGGCGGCGCTGGTGTGGAAGTACTGGGAGCCGATCAAGGCGTTCATGATCGGCACGTGGCAGGGCATCCTCGACGTGGTCAGTCCGATCATGGATGAACTGGCCACCGCGCTCGAACCGCTCGGCCCGGTGTGGGACATGGTGTCCGGCGCCATGGGCAAGGCATGGGATTGGGTCAAGAAGCTGTTCGCGCCATTCCAAGCCACCAGCGACCAGCTGCAGGGCGCCACTGATGCGGGTCGCGGCTTTGGTCAGATCTTGGGCACCGTGCTGACCGTGAACCTGCGCATGGCGGTGAAGGCCATCGGGTGGCTGGTCAGCGCCTTCACCACGATCCTGCCAGTGATCCAGAACGCCGTCGGTGGTGCGTGGACGTATCTGCAGGGCGCGTGGAATCTGATCGTGGGCCTGTTCACCGGCAACGGCGAGAAGATCCGCTCGGGCCTGGGCGCGATGTGGGCCGGCGTGAATCAGATCCTGCTGGGCTGGCCTGCGCAGATGATGCAGGCCGGCATCGATATGGTGCAGGGCTTGGCCAACGGCATCGTGTCCAAGGGCGGTGCTGCCATGGAGGCCGTCGCCGGCATCGCCTCGGGTGTGGTGAGCAAGTTCAAGGGCATGCTCGGTATCCACAGCCCGTCGCGCGTGTTCGCGCAGTTCGGCGACTTCACCATGCAAGGGCTGGCCGGCGGCCTCGACCGCAGCCAAGGCGAGCCGCTGCAGCAGGTAACCAGCCTGGGCGAACGCATGAAACAGGCCGGCGCAGGCATCGCGCTGGGCGCGGCTGCAATGCCCGTTATGGCGAGTGGCGCCCCGGTGGTATCCCCCGGCGCTTCGGCGGCCGCAGCGGGAGGCTCAGGCGGTTCCAGCTACACCATCCAGATCACCGTGCCCGCTGGCACCGACGGCCTGGGCATTGCTGCCCAGGTGCGCGCCGAGATCGAGAGGATCGAGCGCGAGAAGGCCAGCCGGCGCGAATCCCGTCTGACTGACTGAGATCCATCGCCATGATGATGACCTACGGCACCTTTGTATTCTCCCTGCCCACAGCTGCTTACGAGCAGTTGCAGCGGCAAATGAGCTGGCGCCACGCCAGCAGTGAGCGCCTGCACGCCCGTCCGGCGCGGCAGTACGTCGGCTTGGGCGAGGACACCATCAGCCTGCAGGGCGTGATCGCCGGCGAGCTGGCGGCCAATCTCGACGTGCTGGACGAACTGCGCGCCCTGGCCGACGAAGGCAAGCCGCAGGCCTTGGTCGAGGGCACGGGCCGCGTCTATGGCGCCTATCTGCTGGTCAGCCTCAACGAGACCCGCAAGGAGCTGTTCGCCGATGGCACGCCGCGCCTGATCGAGTTTCAGCTGCAGCTCGAGCGCGACGACGATGGCGCCGCCGCCGAGGTGCTGGCATGAGGGCCACCCCGTACCCCATTCCAGCTTGGCGCGTGGTGCTCGATGGCGTGGACCTGACCAGCCGCCTTGCCCCGCGCCTGCTCGACCTGTCTTTGTCGGAAAGCCGTGGCGACGAAGCGGACCAGATCGATCTGCGCCTGCACGACCATGACGGGCGCCTGGCACTGCCGCGTCGCGGTGTTGAACTGCAGGTGGCCATCGGCTGGGAGGGCAGCGGCCTGTTCGATAAGGGTACGTTCGTGGTCGATGACGTGGAGCACAGCGGCTCGCCCGACATTCTCAGCATCCGCGCGCGTTCGGCCAACCTGACCGGCGCCGTGCGCAGCCGCCGCGAGCGTAGCTGGCACGAAAGCACCCTGGGCGAGATTCTCGGGGCGATTGCCGGCGAGCATTCCCTGCGCCTGGCGATGGCCGCGGATCTGGCGCGCCAGCCCATTCCCCACCTCGACCAGGCCAACGAGAGCGACATCAACCTGCTCACTCGCCTGGGCAAGCGCTTCGATGCCGTGGCCACGATCAAGGCCGGCACACTGATCTTCTCGCCCATCGGCGCCGGCACCACGGCCAGCGGCGAGCCGCTGCCAGGCGTTCAAATTACCCGCGCCAGCGGTGACCAGCACCGCTACAGCGTCGCCGACCGGGAGAAGTACTCCGGCGTGCGCGCGTACTGGGGGGATCGCAAGGGCGCCCGCCGCACGGGCGTGCTGGTGGGCACCTCAGAGAATGAGAAGAAGCTGCAGGCCACCTATGCCAACGCCGACGAAGCGCGACAGCAGGCCGAAGCGGAGTTCAAACGGCTGGATCGCGGAACGGCACAACTGAGCTACACGCTCGCGCTGGGCCGCGCCGATATCTACCCTGAGCAGACAGTCACCGTCAGCGGCTTCAAGCCGGAGATTGATGGCACCGAATGGCTGGTTTCCAAGGTCACGCACAGCATCGACGGCAGCAGCGGTTTCAGAACCAGCCTGGAGCTTGAACGCGGCGGCGAATCCACCGCAGAACCTTCGGTTTCAGATACCGAGTGACTGCACCGGCAATCAGGAACAGCGCGGCATGCGAGAGTGAGGTTCCACATGCTGCTGCCATCACCGGCGATGGATAGGTGGCCTGCCATATCGCCAGTGCAATCAGCGCCGTGGACAAAGGGCGCCCCGTTTCCGTGGGCGCCCTTTCTGTTTCTGCCTGTGCAGCGCGCTGATACTCCGCCTGGGAACAATGCATCTGCACGTCGCCCGTGAACACCTGGCCGATAACAGCCCCCTCAAACACGGTAGGGCCACCGCATACGCACGCTGCCTGACCACGCTTCACCTCACCGCTACAACCCATATTCCCTCACATCAGATTCCGCGCCCTGCCGGCGCCCTGTAAGGGCGAATTAGCGGCCTGAATGCGATGCGGGGTAAGCCTCAGCGGGCGGCTTTCTTTGATCCTTTCGGAGACTTGACAACGATCTTCTGCCCGCGCAGATCCACGTCGCCGCTGATCTGCTGGCCAATGCTGGTGTTCTCGAAAGAGGTGCGCGCCGTTGCCGCTGTCGCCGCCGGCGTAATCCCTCGCAATGCCGCCATGACGGCCGCGCGTGCCGAAGGCGACGCCGTGCGCCACGCATCGAGCAGATCCGCATCGGGCTCGGCCAGGCGCTCGCGGTTGCCGGTCAGCAGATACACGATATCCGCGCCGAGTTCGTAGGCGGCGGTCAGGTACGCCGCGCTCGCTCCAACACTGTCCATCTCGTAGAAGATCTGCGTGCGCTTGGTGACACCGCACGCCACACCCATGGCCTCCTGGGTAAGGCCCAGACGCTTCCTTTCTTCTTTCAGCCTCAGACCCACACTCACGCTCAAACCTCCTTGACAGGTGAAACATCTTTCACTGAACATAGTGAAAGATATTTCACTGTTCGCTTAACACGGGGAAACGGGATGACCGCCACACGACGCACAACTCTGCCGAAACTGCGCACGCCTGAAGAAGCTCGCCAGCACCTGCGCGACATGGGCATCACCGTCGTTGCTTTCGCCCGGCAAAACAACCTCGACCGTCACTCGGTCAACGATGCGCTGCGCGGCGTTGGTAAAGGCAATTTCGGCAAGTCGCACGACGCGGCTGTCGCGCTTGGCATCAAGCGCGATCCCAATTCTTGCACAGTTCCCGCCACTTCCCGTCAGTCGCCCGCAACGCGTGGCAAGAGCGGTAAAGCTTCGCCAAAGACCACCGTTGCCAAGAAGGCGACCAAGGCTCGGAGCAAGGTATGAGCGCCGCCGTCGGACAGCGCGCTGTGTTCTGCTGCCCTGCCTGCAGGGCGCCACTGGTAAAGCGCACCAGCGCATTGCAGCACCAGTTCCTGCGCACCGATGCCTATGTATGCCCTAACCCCATGTGCGGGGCGACATACACCGGCAATTCGGAGCTGACCAGCGTTGCCAGTCCGAGCGGCCTACCCACTGCGCCTGCCTGCGAACTTCCGCCGACGCCCGGCTATCAGCGCGTATTGCTGCAGAACCGCTGGAAGCAAGACCGGGGCGAGGTGCAGCTCGACTGGATCGACTCGATAGACGAAATGCCCCCCGGCGGGGGCGACCTGCCCGCCATCTGATTTACCTTTCCCCTTCCACAACGAACTGACCTGGCGGCTGCGGCCGCTGGCTAGGGAGTGCTGTGCATGATGCGACACAAAACCCAGCGTGACGGATGGTCTACCGCCACGCAGCCGAACTTCGTCAGCAGCCCCAACGGCGTTGAATACGTGCCCTTCACCGAAAAAGCGCGGAAGGCCGCAGAACTGCGCGACCTGGTCGAAGCCCACATCGCCGCCGGTGGCGACTACCAGCAGCTGCCGTCCAGTGCCGCCGAACAGGTGTCCGCGTGAACCTGTTCGCTGCTGAATCCCCTTCCCACACTTTCCGTCATTTCCCCTTGACTTCGCCGGACAGGGAGAGCATTGTCTGCCGCAAGGAGCCTAGAAACTCTGAAGATACAGCGGCATCCGCGCCCGTAAGCATCGCGGTTTTTTTGCGCCTGCGAAACGAGCGCACCGACGTTTTCTACGTCGGGAGGGCGGCAGCCATACAACACCCGCAAGGGGAAAACTGCCCGCCGGTCTGTATCCCGGTTTCTAGCCTCCCGACATCCTCGGTGCGACGCCTAGAAACGTCTCGCCGAGGCCATACCTCGGATACAGGAGACGTCTCCATGCCTCATGGCGCCCCTTCCACGCCCGGCAATCCTTCCGCGCGTCAAATCTCGCTCGCCTTCGGCCTGATCGCCGACACTCTCGAATGGCCCATTGATGCGTACCAGGCGTTCATCACGCGCCTGCTCGCCGTCGGCGTGTGCCCGCTCGCCATCACCCTGGGCGACGTGATCGCCGCCTACACCGCTACCTGCGATGCCAACGGCGGCGCTCCCAGCACCGACGACAAGGCGGTGCACTGATGGCCGGCGTTTCCAACGTAGTAATCCCCGAAAGCTCCCTGCGTCCAGTGATCGTGCTGGAAACTCAGGTGCCTGGCTTTGGCCTGCGCGCGTCCTTCGACCAACGCGGCGTGCTGTATCTGGCGCTGATACACGTTGAATCGGACGTGGCCGCAACCGTGTCCGCGCACAAATCAGGGGATGTGCAGCGCGCCGCCACCGAAGGCATCCAGACCGGAACCGTGGTCTATCTGCTCGCCAAGGGCGAGGCCGACCGCTTCTTCCAGTGGCTGCGCACCGGTGACAGCTATCCGGGCGGGGTGAACTGATGGGCAGCCACAACGGCCACGCGCCGCCGCACCGCAACCCGCCGCCAGCCCACGATGACCCACACGGCCACCTCATCAGCGCCGAAGACGTGACCCGCCTCTGGCGCATTTCCTACGCCGTCGAGCTGATCGCGGTCCTGCCCGTCGAAGCGGCAAAGCTGCTGGGCATCACTGCCGACCACACGTCGGCCGTGGCCGAGTACATCAGGGACGACTTGCGCGAAATCCTCACCCGGTCGAAACCGGCAGACGAATAGCCACACACCGCCCGGGGCGGCGCGCCACCGCCGCTCTGGGTAGCCAGGAGAGAGCCATGCACACCCTCGGGCCACCCGCTAGAACGCCGTAAACGACCACATCCGCATCCCCAGCAGCGCACCACCGTCGCCGGGGATGCCAGGAGAGAACCATGCACCACCACCACGCCGCAGCTGCGGCCCTCAAAGGCTGAAACGGCATGCAGGAAGAAATCCGCCAGCAGGTACTGTCGCGCCTCGAGCGTGACTACGGCCTCAAGCACCGCGCCGGTACCCCGTACATGCGCGGGGGCAAGTGCCCCCACTGCGGCAAGAAGGAGCTGTATACCAGCCATCTCACGCCGTGGGTGCTGCGTTGCGGCCGTCAGGCCAAGTGCGGCCAGGAGGTTCGCGTACGCGACCTCTACGACGACCTGTTCGACGACTATTCCAAGCACAACCCGCAGACGCCGCAGGCTCCGCACGCCGCTGCAGACGCATACTTGGCCACGGGCCGCGGCTTCAATGTGAAGCCGCTGCAGGGCCTGTACACGCAAGAGGACTACTACGACCGCGCCAAGCGCGAGGGCACCGCTACTGTCCGATTTCCCCTGGTCAAAGGCGGATGGTGGGAGCGACTGATCGACCGCCCACACCGCTTCGGCAAGATGAAAGCCCGCTTTGCACCCGGCGAAAGCTACGCCGGTGTGTGGTGGAGCGCTGGCGCAAAGGACCAGCTGCGCACCGCGCGCCAGGTGTGGGTTGTGGAGGGCATCTTTGACGCCATAGCGCTGCTCCAGCGTGGTGTCTGCGCCGTCGCGGCCATGTCCAGCAATGCGTATCCCGAGCTGTCGCTCAAGGAACTGCGCGACGCCCGCCCCAACGATCTGCCCACCCTGGTGTGGGGATTGGACAACGAGCCGAGCGCCCGGGCCTACACCATCAAGCACGTTCGCCGCGCCGAGAAGCTGGGCTTCACCTGCAAAGCGGCGCAGATCGAGCAGCCGAGCGACAGAAAGACCGACTGGAATGACCTGCACCTGCGTGCCCAGGCTGCAGAAGATGGCGATGCTGTCTGGCAGGCTGACGTTGACCTGGCGCTGCACAACGGCGCCCTGCTGCTTGCCAAGACCGCCATGGAGAAGGGCTTGATCATCTACGCGCGCGAGCAGCGTGCCCAGTTTCATATGGATCACCGGAACCGGCTGTACTGGTTTGAATTCGACGCGGCGCGGTTCGACAAGCTCTGCCGTGATCAGGCCACCCGTAAGGAGGACATCGAGGAAGATCTGGACGAAGAACAGGTGGAGAAGATCCGCCGCGCCTGCTGCAACGTGCGCGAAATCGCTAACTGCTACCCCAAGGCCCTGTACTACCAGCGCAACGAAGTGACCGACGATGCCTGGTACTACTTCCGGGTGGAGTTCCCCCACGACGGCGCTGCTGCCACCGGCACGTTCACGTCGTCGCAGGCGCTCAACGCGCCGTCATTCCGCGACCGGCTCGGCCACATTGCGCGTGGCGCGATCTTCGATGGCACTGCCGGCCAGCTGCTGCAGATCATGAAGATCCAGCTGGACAACATCAAAGAGGTGCATACGGTCGACTTCGTGGGCTACACCCCCGACCACCAGGCGTACATCTTTGGCGACCTGGCTGTGCGCCACGGCGAGATTGCCCAGGCCAACGCCGAGGACTACTTCGACTTCAAGAAGCTGCGGATCAAGACCACTCAACGCTCCATCCGCATGGACATTCAGCGGGATCACGAAAGCTACCGTACCGAGTGGCTGCAGTGGCTGTGGACCTGCTTTGGCACCAATGGCATGGTCGCGCTGGTGTTCTGGTTCGGCTCGCTGTTCGCCAACCAGATCCGCAGCACGCACAAGTCCTTCCCGTTCTTGGAGGCCACCGGCGAGGCCGGCGCCGGCAAGACCACCCTGCTGACCTTCCTGTGGAAGCTGCTGGCGCGTAGCGACTACGAGGGCTTCGATCCCGCTAAGTCGTCCAAGGCCGGCCGCGCCCGCGCCATGGGCCAGACCTCGGGCATGCCGGTGGTGCTTCTGGAAGCCGACCGCGATGCGCCGGACAAGGCACATTCCAAGTCGTTCGAGTGGGATGAACTGAAGGACTACTACGGCGGCGGCACGCTGGCCACCCGTGGTGTGCGCAACGGCGGAAACGAGACCTACGAGCCGCCCTTCCGGGGAACCATCGTCATCAGCCAGAACGCGGCGGTCGATGCCAGTGAAGCGATCATGACCCGTATCGTCAAGCTGCATTTCCGCAAGCCGCATGCCACCACCGAGAGCCGCCAGGCGGCCGACAATCTCAACGCGCTGCAGGTCGAGGATCTGAGCTACTTCCTCATCAAGGCCGTGCGCGCCGAGGCTAAGGTGCTGGAAAAGTTCGGCGAGCGCGTGCGCTTCTACGAAGCGAAGCTGCGCGAGAACAAAGAGCTGCGCATGGAGCGCCTCATCAAGAATCACTCTCAGATGCTGGCGCTGCTCGACGGCCTGCGCCTAGTGGTCGACATTCCCACGGCAATGGTCGAGGAAACACGCCAGAAGCTGGTGGCGATGGCATTGGAGCGTCAGTCGGCGATCAGCGCTGACCATCCCCTGGTCAACGAGTTCTGGGAAACCTACGAGTACCTGGAAAGCACCGGCAACGGAGAGCGGCCGGTGGTCAACCACTCGCGCGACTCTCAGCGCATCGCTATCAACCTAAACGACTTCCTGGCCAAGGCTGCGCACCACAGTCAGCCCGTGCCGGACCTCAAGTTGCTGCGCACGTACTTGCGTGACTCGCGGCGCCACAAGCTGCTGGACCCCAATCTGACTGTCAACAGCAGCATCAAGACCAACATGAGCGGAGCCGGCGTAGCCGTTCGCTGTTGGGTATTCCAGAAGTAAGAGCAAAAGCGGCCCGGCGGGCAGAGCACCACCTCTAACCCCAAGGCCATCCACCAACGAAGTTCAGGAGAGAACCATGCACGACATGATCAGCAAGACCGACCACACCAGGGCAAATACGCAGGCTTCCGGCACCGGACCTGGGGCGAAGGCTAGCACGGCTGGGGGAAAGTGTGGATTTGCCGCCACGCCCGCCGGGGGGTGCAGCGCGACCCTGACGATGCACATCACCCATAACAAGGTGATCATCACTGTGCAGTTGGATATGGGCGGACACAAGACCGCCCAGCAGGTACTCGAGCGCCGCCGTGGCAACGTCGCCGGTTGGGTGCAGACCGGCGGCAGCGAGGACTTCGCCGACGAGGCGGATTGGATCTCCGCCGAGCTGGCCGAGCTGGCCAACCGTCTGCCCTTCCCCTTTGAAGTGGCCAACATGCTCCCAAGCACTAAGGCCAGCCACAGCGCCGTAGCCGCCGCCGCTCAGGAGGTGGCCCATGGCTAAGCGCAACCGCGTTCGCGGCCCGCAGCAGGGCGCTCCGGGCGTTTCCCGCGTCGTGTACGGCCCGCAGGGTAGTGGCAAGGGCTTGCACAGCCAGGCCATCGCCGACCACCTCGGCCTGCAGCACATCCGGGATCTGGATGACGTCCAGTTCAGCGGTGACCGACTGCAGCGTCGCGGCCACCTGTATCTGGCCTTCGACCGTGACTATGCGCAACGTGCCGCCGATTTGATCGGGAGCGAGCTGCTGCCCTTCGCCTCCGCGCTGGCCATGATCGCCGCCGGCAGCAAGGGGGTGGCCCGTGCTTGAGCTGATCCTTCTCTGCCTCGCCCCGGCCGCCGGCGGCGCGGCCCTGCACAAGCTGTGGATCACCCGCCCGGCCCGCCAGCGCCACAGCGGTCTGGCCGTGGGCCAGATTCCGCAGGCGCTGCGCCGTCGTGCCCCCATGGCCGTGCGTCGCGCTGGGGGTGCTGCATGAGCGCCTGCGCTTGCATGGACAAGGTCGACCAGCGCCTGGCCGAGGCTGGCGCCAATACGCGGCTGTCCCGTTCGTTCTATCTGGCTGATTCGGTCAGCTCCACGGTCACCATCGCCACCCAAGCGGTGGAGAAGAAGCGCGGTCATTCGCCTTGGTCGGTAAAGCCGACGTTCTGCCCGTTCTGCGGAGTGAAGTTGTCCACGGAAAGCGACCAGCGAGCCGAAGGAGAGAAGGCATGAACCTCGACCGTGCGATTCAGGTCTCGCTCTACGCGCAGCGTCGTGGTGATACCGGCGCCCTATCCACCGGCGAGTCGCTGACCGCTGCCCTGGTGCTGAACCGTCACGATTGGCTGACCGAAATGGGCTACACCATGGCGCAGGCTCTGGATCGGATCGACTCTGACTCCATCGAGCACCTGGCCGATGCTGCACGCTGCGTTGCGGAGGGCGTCGATCATGGCTGAGGTGTTTGAGATTCGCCACGCCGGCCTTTTCGCTGGCCTTGGCGCAGGTGCGCGCGGCTTCAACCAGGCGCGGCCGGATATTGGCTCGGCGCGGGCCAAGTTCCGCTGCATCGGTGGCATCGATGTCGACCCGGCTGCGGTAGCGGACTTTGCGCACCTGGCTGGTGTGCCCGGCACTGTGCTGGATCTGTTCTCGCTGCAGCAGTACCGCGCGTTCTGGGGCTGCAACCCACCACCGGGCTGGCGTGAGGCAGGCACGGCCGACGTGCACCGCGCGTTCGGTCATGAACGGCCGCACGTGGTGTTCCTGTCTGCCCCGTGCAAGGGTTTTTCCGGTCTGATGTCGGAGAGTAAGAGCAAGACCGCCAAGTACCAGGCATTGAACGAGCTGACGCTGCGCGGCATCTGGCTCACGCTGGAGGCCTACAAGGACGATCCGGTCGAAGTGCTGCTGTTTGAGAACGTGCCCCGCATCGCTACGCGTGGCCGGCATCTTCTGGACCAGATCACGGCATTGCTCCGTGCCTATGGCTATGTAGTGAACGAAACTACGCACGACTGCGGCGAGCTTGGTGGCCTGGCACAGAGCCGCAAGCGCTTCCTGCTTGTGGCCCGCCATGCCGAAAAGGTTCCGCCGTTCCTGTACGAACCAGTCAAGCGCCCCCTGCAGGCGGTCGGTACCGTCTTGGGCCGCATGCCTCTTGCCGGCGATGTGGAGCGTGGTGGCCCGATGCACCGCGTGCCTTCTCTGCAATGGAAGACCTGGGTGCGCCTGGCGTTCGTTGAGGCGGGCAGTGACTGGCGCAGTCTGAACCGCCTCGCTGTGGAAGACGGTGTGCTGAGTGACTATCTGATCGTCCCCGAGAGCCGCGGCGGATTCCTCGGCGTACGCGGTTGGGACGATCACAGCGGGACGGTAGCCGGCGAAAGCCTGCCATCGAATGGCGCTTTCAGCGTGGCAGATCCGCGCGCAGCTGCAGGTGTCGCTCAGTACCAGCAATACGGCGTCATGCAGATGACCGACACCGCCGGAGCGGTCATCGGTGTGAAGTCACCTGGGCAAGGCACCTTCTCTGTGGCAGATCCAAGGCACGGGTGGTCTGACGGCGCCCATTCCAGCAAATACCGCATCGTTGCCTTCGATCGCTCTGCAGGAACCGTGACTGGATCTGATCGGGTGGGCAGCGGCGCGGCCTGCGTTGCAGACCCTCGCTCGCATGGTGGCTTCCAAGGTGCTGGCAAGTATCCGGTCGCCCCATTCGATGCCCCTTCGCGCACAGTCATCGCTCGCAGCGACACGGGCCATGGAGCGTACGCCGTCGCCGACCCTCGGCCGGCCAATCAGCGCCAGCAGGGCGATGCGTACTTGACCAATGGGCACTACGGGGTAGTGGCATGGGGCGCCAGCAGCGGGGCCGTCAGTGCTGCCGCTGGTCATGACAACGGTAAGTGGTCGGTTGCAGACCCTCGCCTGCCGGACGCACGCAAGAACCTGGTGTGCGTCATCCGCAGCATGGACAACACCTGGCACCGCCCGTTCACCACTCTGGAGCTGGCTGCGCTGCAATCGCTGGTCGACCCGGAAGAGACGCTGGAACTCTACGGACTGAGCGACCAGGCGTGGCGCGAGCGGATCGGCAACGCGGTACCGCCGGCAGCTGCATGCGCCATCGCGGAGGAAATCGGCCGAACACTGCTGCTGGCATGGACCGGGCAGACCTTCGCGCTGTCTAGCACGCCCATTTGGGTGCGCGACGTCGCCGTCGCTATGGCCTTGCCGGGGGAGGTGCGCCAATGACTCAGCAGCAGAAGGCTCCGCCGCGCCCACTCCCGACCTGTCCGAACGGACACCCAGCCAGGTACATCCTCGACTGCCGGCGGCTCGAGGCGCGGGGTGGCCACTTCATCGAATGCCGCTGCAGCCGAACGATGAAGCACCCGACGTTCGACTTGGCGTGGGCGCATTGGCACAAACAACACGGCCTGCAGCCGACAGCCGCGGTGTTGGAGGAACCTTTGCCGAGCAACGTGCTACAGATGAAATTGTTCGCCGCAGGGAGGGCTTGAGCATGGCGCAGATCCTGCACTTCACCGATCTACAACGGATCTGCGCCCCTGATGGTCCGCCCCCTACACCGGCAACGGTGGAGCGGTGGGCGGACGCTCAAGGGATTCTGTATAAGTACGACCGGCGCGGGCGCATCTGGACCACCGTCGAGGCCATCAACGCGGCCTTGGGTCTGCCGGGCGCATCGGCACTGCCACACGAAACGACACTGCTGGAACTGGTTTGATGACACGTGGTCGAAAAAGGAAGTTCAACCCGGAGATCCCTGGTCACATCGACCAGGGATCGCTGCCGCGCGGCCTTTATTGGGAGGATGGCCGCTGGTATGTGATCGATCCCCATCCCGAGGGGGTCGGCAGAATCAAGACCACGGTGGCCAACGGCAAGGCCAGGCTGTCGGATCTGCACGCCATCATGGAAGGGCGCGGCGGCGGCAGTCTGCGCGGCTCGCTCGATCACCTGACTGGGATTTTCAAGACGTCCAGCGAGTACCTGGACCTCTCCGCCAAGTCGAGGGAGGGTTACGACTACTGCGCAACGAAAGCATGCGGATACCTGCTGCGCGATGGCCGCATGCTTGGCCAACAGCGCGTAGAGCATCTGTCGGTGCCGGTACTACAACGCGTTGTGGAAACGCTGGCCACTGGTCGACCGGCCAGCGGTAGGCTGCCGGCAATCCCAGCGACGCCGGCAGCGGCCAACCGCGTCGCCAGCTACCTACGCCGGCTCTTTGCTTGGGGCATCCGGCACGGGCACTGTGCTACCAATCCCGCCGACGGTATCCGCAAGGTGCGTGAGAAGCGCGATGCGCGCATGCCTGACCATGATTCGTTCGACGCTGTTCTGCAGTTCGCGCGGAAATGCGCCAGCCGACAAGCGCATACCGCAGGCAGCTGTCCGCCCTATCTCCCAGCGGTCATGGTGCTGGCCTACGCTGTCCGCCTGCGCGGTATTGAGGTAGACACGCTCACCGATGCCCACCTGCAGCATGAGGGCATTCGTAGCAACCGCCGGAAGGGGTCACGCGACAACGTGACGCTATGGACCAAGGAACTGCGCGCGGCTGTGAAGTGGCTGCAGGGCTACCGGGACGAAAGAATGCAGGCCCACGGCCGGCCCATACCGATCAAACCGGAGCAGCGACGCCTTCTGGTTTCGGAGTCCGGCACGCCGCTGACGAAATCAGCCCTCGACAGCGCCTGGCAACGAATGGTCCGCCGCGCGATTGCTGAGGGAGTGATCGAGAAGGGCCAGCGGTTCGCGCTCCATGGCCTGAAACACCGGGGAATCACCGATAGCGAAGACAAGGGCGCTGGTGGCCACGTGACCGAGGCCATGCGCCAGCTTTACGACCATTCCGTGCCAGTCGTCAAAGCAGCCGTGAAACCAAAAAAGAGCCGCTAA